GGCTTAATAAAGGTTTGTATTTCTTTAACACCTTTAGTTTTATAACTTCTTATAATTTCTTTTTCCACTTTAGTATCCTTGTTTTTTAGGTTTTTTCATTACTTTTTTCTTTTTCATTACTTTCTTTTTCATAGTCATTTTGGTCTCCTTGTATATCGTTTTAATAGTCCTTGAGCAGCTTTATGTGTATCTCTACCCATTTGTATTTTAGTTTTAACAGAGTTAGAACTAGAATTAGATGTTTTTTTTGTAGACTTTGCAGGTTTAGATTTATATTTTGGATAATCTTCTCCAGCTTTATTTTCAAGTTTATAAGTAACGCCCCTTGTTCCAGGTACACTTTGAGTAGAAGGTCTTTTTGTTTTATATGTAGGAGCTCCTTTATATACTTTTGCACCTTTATTTAAATTTCCAGGTTTTACTGTAATACTATTTTGTTTAGCCACTATTTCTAAATTAGTTATAGTATTTACTTTATTTTGATTATATTTAGGTGAATCCATATACTCTGTATCAGGTTTAACTTTTGTTTCACCTTTACGAATAGACGTAAATTTTTTCTGTTCATCAAGTCTTTTGTTTGCAAAATTTATAGCACGTTTTTTATTTCTAGCTGTTATATTCTTTCTTTGTTGTTCTGTTGCCACTATGCTTTCCCCTGTTTAGATTTTTTAAGTTTAGAATTAAAACTACCTGGTACTCTTTTCCATACTACACCTTTTACAGCTATTCTTAAACGTTCTTTAGCTCTATTTTTTTTAGGTTTTCTAGTTCCATATTGGTCTGTTTCTATAAAAGCAGATGTATTTGATTTAAGTTGTGACATTAGTAGTTAGGTGTCTTTTTAGTTGCTCTATTTCTACCATAGTTTGGATACATAATACCTTTTTCACTCTGTAGTCTCCAAGCATCTTGACTCATTTTACGTCTTTGTGTAATTGAAGTTTGTTCAGCTTTCTGATTAGCCATTTGTTTAAGAGTTAAAAAACAAGCTGACTTAGCTTCATTAAGTAAGTATGTAAACATTTGTACTGGTATATCAGGAGTAAAATCATCCATCATTGTAAATGGGATTGATTTTTTTCCCCAACATTGTGTTTGACTATTTTGTAAATTATCTTCTAAAGTAGCTAAATAAGAATCAAATACTAAAGATTCATCATCAAAAGAAGTAAAACATTGTGGTGGTTTATCATTAAGTATATTTAAACTAATACCTGTACTTGTTCCATATCTAGTTGAATCAACTACAACCTTTACATTTGCTGCAGTACTATCTCTAGTATCTAAAAGTTCCATAAACTCTTCTGGAGTTTTATATTCAACCTTTTGATATAAATCTTTAGCTGTACTTGTTAAACGATTATTATATTTAATCCATGATAAATCTATAACTGTATCAGGTAAGTTCATATGAGTTGGTCTATCTAATGTTCCACTTGTAAACATTCTAAACATTTCATATAAGAAAGGATAATCTTTACCATCAATAATACTATAGTATGATGTTTTAATTATCTGAGCTACTTGTAAAGACTCTGCAGTTGTATTGATTGAATTTACTGCATCTGAATCCATATCAGATAAGATGTCTTGAGTCATTTCAAGGAGTGTCATTTTAGCCATAATTTATCCTATGTAGCAGTTAAAGTTAAACCTACTTTTTGAAATACCATATCACCAGAGGCTCCTGTATTTTGAGCATAGATTTCAAAGTAGTCATTAGTAGCAGCGTTATAAAAACACGAGCCTGTCATTTGAACTAAATCACCTGTAACAGAAGTTACTAATACTTGAGAACCAGCAATAACAGAACCATTTCTATGTATTGATACCATTAAATCTCTATCTGCTCCTGAAGCTTGTTTTAAAGATACATCAAAATCAAGCTTAACTACTGCAGTAAGAGTTCCAGTATATGTTAGTCTTGCTGATGTTGCTTCAGTAACTAAACTACCTAGTCCAGAAGTTGTAGTTGTTGGTGCTACTTTTGCAGTAGAACCACTATGTGATAAAGTATAAGGAGAACCTATATTATAAAAATAGAACTTTCCTTTTGGTAAAGCCATTGTGCTTGTAGTCAATGTTGACCAAGCTCCTGATGCTGAACCATTCGCTACATAAACTTTATTGGCAGTAGCCGCAGCCACACCTTTGGGCTCATGCAAATCAGTGCCAGTAATAGTTTTGTGTTGAATTGTCATTTTGTTTCCTTGTTAAATTAGGGGTAAGCCCCGAAGGGCTCACCGAGTTACTACTTAGCCATACTGATAATGTACAACTATTTCGCCTTTACCCGCAGTTAGCGTGTGTGACGATATTACTGTTACTTCTACTGCTTTAGCACCTACAGTTTTACCAACCAGTGCACCTGCACCTGCAATACGATTACCTTTTACAGTAACTAATGCATTAGTAAGTTGTGCTGGAGCTGCAAGCGAAGTTGCTGCTGCACCAGTACCATCGGTAGCTGTTGTACCAATAGATAAAGCACATGCTCCTCCAGAAGTAAAAGCTTCTTTAACTGTTAGATGAACACTAACAATTGTAGCATTAGCTGGAATTTGCATTTCTAAGTTACTTAATGTTGCTACAGGTAACTTATTATAATCAAATGTCCAACTTGCTGATTTTGTTACACCACTTGAGTTGTCTTGACCACCATATTGGTTGTCAGCACCACGAGGTCCATAATGGTTGGCTACGCCTCTTTTTGGTCCGATTTCATATCCCATTATATTCTCCTAGTAAGCAGATGGGCTTGTTAAAACCACACCTAAAGTATCAAGTCGTTGAACTCCAAAGCCGAATCTAGAAGTAACTTGATATTTATCACCCCTTTCTTCTTCAGCTCTCCAGCCTTCAGTTTGCGGTGCACGTCTCCACGCATGCATAACTGGTTTACATGAATCATCTGCCACACACATGAATACATTAGCTTTGTCGCCAATAGCTGCTGTTTCATTTGTAAGACCAACAGAAGTAGCATTAATTGCTTCAGTTGCAGTCAGTGATGGTAAGAAGTTAGATGTATAAATATCCCAACCCATAATGTTTCTTACGAAACGATGGTCTCTTGCAAAACCTTCATTAAGAACACCTTGGAATTGCGGAGTGTTATTAACAACTGTTGTTGCTGAGATAAGTGTATTAAGTGTTGCTTCTACGATAGGGTCTACGATTGCAATTCTGCCACCTGCTGGTGCGTTTGCTTTATCGAAAGACAATTTCATAGCTACAAAGTCAGCTAATGTGATTGTGCGTGCATTAGCAGCTGCTGAACCTACAAAACGGTGAGGTCTTCCATTCACCAAGTTAAGGTTTGCTGCTGTTTGTCCTGCATTAGCTACTGTTAAGAATCGTGATTCATGGTTTTCACCAAGAGCACGTGTTGATTCCATAGCTCGCATTGCCATTAATGTATCTACCTGAGAACCATCTTCACGTAGGTCATCAGATACTTTCCATGCATCACCGATATAATCAGTAATAGCTAGAGTAATAGTACCTGTGTCTATGTTAGTAAAGTTCAGAGGTGTATCCTCTGCTGCATCTTGAAGTGTTACAGTACCAACTGTTTTAATGTTTAGTGTTGTACCTGAACCGAAGTCTGTTACATCACGATACATCCCTTCTGGAAGAAGGTAGTCGTGTAAGTTATCAAGAATAAACTGAGAATATTGCTGCGATTCAATGAACGCAGTGGTATTACTTGTCAGTTGTGCCATTTTTTAAGTCTCCTAAGACTGTTGTTTAATTTTCTCGCCTGCTCTACCCCAAGCTTTTAATAAGTCCTTAGTTGAACCACTTTCTACTTTAGCTGATAAAGCTTCAGGAGATGCAGTATTAGTAAGAGCTTCTGTATTAACTGAACCTGTAGTATTACCTACTGGTGCTGTAGCGGCAGATAAACCTGCTGCTTTTAATACAATGCTAGGAGCTGATGATGCAAGCTCATTTAGTTGTGCAACGGTAACATTTAGTTCTTTAGCTATAGAGTTATAAGTAGACTCTGCTTTATCTCCATACTGAGCAGTAAACTTTGCAGCTACTGACTTAGCATTTGATTCCGCTTGAGCTTTCTTTTCTCTAATAGTTAAAGTTTGGTTAACTAAATCCATTACGCTATCTTGATTAATCTCAGCACTTTGAGTGGTATTCTCTACTGGCTGTGACCCAGACTTGAGTTCATCTATAAGTTCCTGAGTAGTTTGTCTCTTAGTCAGTTCTTCTTTTACAGAAGCAAGTTCAGACTCAAGAGTCTCAATATGCTTTTGTGCATGAGGTACTGATTTAAGAGCATCTTCTGGGCTCTGGTACTTTTTTCCTTCACCAACTAGTTCTTGAGCTTCGGTCGGAATCTCAAATGCTTTTGGTGCAGTATCTGTTTGTACAGCTTCGTTTGTACTCTGCTCTACAGGTGTTTCAGTTGTTTCTGTTTTTACTTCATCCATGTTACTTATCTCCTTGGTCAGGTATTACGTTTAATAATTTTGTATAGCCCTTTTGTATTCCTCTTTGGTAAGCTTGAAACTCAGACCAAGAAGGTTTATTAAAGTTTTCTTCATCCATACATTTTCTTTGTGAAAGACCTATTTGGTCTTCTAAGAAAGCTCTTATTTCTCTAAGAGCTTCTATCTTTGTTAAGGCTTTGCCTTTATCTGATTTTAAATCTATCATACTAATATTATAGCACAGATTACACTAAAAGTCAAGCTTAATAACCTGTTGGTTGTTCAGGCATTGGTGTTTCTCCCGCTGGAGCAGCAGCCATAGGATCTACATCATTAGGAAGTTGTTCTTCCATACTCTGCATTTCTTGACCTAGCATTTCTTCTTCTATTCCGGGAGTCTGCTGTTGAGTCTGAATATCTTGTTGTATTTGCATTTTAAGTTTTTCTTGTTCTGCAGCTTCAAATATAGCAGCATTATCTTGAACAAATCCATATTTTTCAAAGCCCATATATTCTTCTACCATAATAGCTAATTGTTTAGGTGAAATATGTGGAGCTATCATTTGTCCAATTGGGCTATTAAAGACCCCTAGGATGTTCTGTAAGAGCTGTGCTCTAGCAGCGTAATGTCTAGCACCAACTGGTCTTATCTTTCCTCTAGAAGTTAAATCTTCTTTAGTTATAGATAAGAAATCTTGTACACCAAAGTCATCATCATATACTTTAGCTAGCTCTGGTAAATTTAAATTACGTTTAGCAGTTTCTAGCATTGTATTTAAAATAGGTTCTAAAAACTCTACTTCAAATTGATTAATTTTATTCTGGAATATTCTACCAGCAGCATTCTGTAAAGACTGTACTTCAAATGCAGTCTTCTCACCAGGAGTTCTAATACCCATAGCTTCTTTAGGAGCACCTGCCATTTCTTCCATAGTATTCATTAACGCTGCAAGCTCGTTATTAACTTGAAAAGCTGCAGGATTAGGAGGTAACATTTTAATATCACCATCTTCTTGTAATTGAATTACTGATTCTGGTCCCCAAGTAAATGGTTCTACATCACCTTTAAGTACCATTGGCGGATGTATAGTTAAGTCTAAAGCATCAGCTTTAAGATTCTCTAAGTGGTCTAGTCTATATTGTATACCAACTAGATTATCTAGTGGTCCCATACCATAAAGATTATCAGGTCTTTTTCTCCAACCTACATGATGTTTAGTATCATGACCAATATAACTAGGATTCTCTATATTTCTAAGAACATAACTTCTATCTACAATAGTAATAATTCTATTCTCATGTAGTTTATCTTCATCTTTATCATAGAAGTCTCCTTCAAATTCTATAACTTCTACCATACCAGATTGATAGTATTCTTGTAATGTACCAAAACCATCTGCAATAAAAGCATTTGCTTTATTAACATCTTCTACTCTAAACATAGAAATAGCTTTTCTAATTTCTAAAGCTTTCTTAAAAGCTGCTTTGTTATATTCTAAATCTGGTCTTGTTTCTACTTCTTTTTTTAATTCTCCAATAGATTTAACATATCTAGTAAACTTAGGACTCTTTGAAAAAGAACTAGCTACAGGATTAAATACTATATCAAATGGAGATACTCTAACAAGTTTAGGACCATTAAATGTAGTTACTACTTCTTCAGTAATAGGGTCTACGTGAGATTCATTTACATATTGAACTTCACCAAAAGCATTACCATAGTCAATATAATCAGCTACTAAATCAGAGATAGTTTCTCTAAAACCACCTTCTTTTAATTTAGTTTTCATGTAGGCTTCAATAGCTCTACGTTTTTTCATAGTAGAAGCTTCCATAGTAGAACCTTCCCATTTCATCCAATCTTCATTTGGAAATAAAGCATCCATATAGTTAGCATGAAGATTATCTCTAATCTGAGTTAACTTAGGAAGAGTTGTTTTATTCTTCCAAGGTAGTGCGCTATTAGATGTAGATGTAGTATCAGTAGCAAATAGATAGTTTCTTAGTTCTCTCCACTCTGCTTCTTTAGGATTTCTTTGAATCCACCACTGGTTATATAAACCTGCAAGAACCCG